TTAGCGCCACTCAGCTTATCGTTAGGACCGAAGTAGCCACGATATAGATCACGGGAAATCGGAATCACATGAGCTTCACCGTCAGCCACAGGAGTGTAGTCAGTACCATCAGGCTTGATCATGGTAGCTGGGTAGGTGAAGAAACGAACGCCGTTGAATTCAAATACAGAGGATACACCCCATACTTGATAATCAGAGAAATCATTACGGAAACGCTCATTAGACTGCCAGTTCAGATAAGATTCTTTAACAGAAGGGTGTTTAGTCAACTGATCAAAGAAAGACTCGGAACACATTACCTGGGTCATACCAACGACACCACCAGACTTAATGTTCTTCTGAACAAATCGTTTAATTTCTTCGACTTTATTGTATACTTCAGTAGAAGCAACATCGAGTTCGAAGTTGATGGTGGTCTGAGTAACACCGAACAGGTTAAACATGTTCACCAGTTCACTGCCATCTGGAGTTACAGAGATACCTTTGATAGCTTCGATACGCATGAATTCAAGAGTTTGGTCTACAGCACGACGACCATCTACGAATTTCTCAATGCGGACATTCTCAAGAGTTTCTGCCATATCCGGAGTACCAGGACGGCGCTTGCCTTGGATATCTTCTGGAGTGATGTATTCTTCATGTTTGAAGAACGCCAGAGGAATAGCAAAGGTATCTACTTTACGCTCTTTACCAACAGTAGGAGCACGCTGACCACGATGAGCACGAGGAAGCAGAGTAGTGGTGGATTCCATCTTATCAAAAACTACAGCGGTCTGATCAGTAGTTTGGGTACGGAAAACGCCAAGATTACCGATATAGCCATATTGATTAGGAATACGTTCAACGGAATCAGTCCAATCAATAACACCATATAGGTCTTGTGGGTGACGAGTAGTAGTCATTAAAAAATCTCCTAATTATTTATTGTTATACTTGGTTGTAAACAAGGATGCCGATAGCTTTAAACGCAGCAAAAGCATCTTCCTCAAGACCATCCCAGGATGCATCGAGAATAAGTGCATCATCAGCTACGATAGCTGGGCCACGAACAAGAGCCACACACTGACCGTCTGGATGATCAGAGAGGTCGTATTGTTCAACTACGATACCTGCTGGTACTTCGGAACCATCAGATGCGGTCTGAACAGATACAACCCATTCACCTGTTGCAGTTACCTGACCAAGTACAGTACCTACAGCCAGAGTTTCGGTAGGAACAGGATCAGCCAGAGTTACGATATCACGGCAATAACCCATATGAGTCCACAGTTCTTGTTTTACAACATTACCTAGACGCTGTGCGCGAGTGCCAAGTTGTTGAGCATTCATTAAATTTCCTCCAAGGATTTATTATTGTTTGTTAAAACGAGATTCTAGTTTTGCATTGATGGAACTAACAGCAGCGTACTCGTCGTCTAGTCGCTCACCTTCGCCACCCACACTTAGATCTAGGCCAGCTTCAACAGCAACCTGAGCAGCATTCAGAGCTTCCATGACCGCAACAGCCTCTTTAGAACCTTCGTTATCAACAAGGAAAGAAGCGAGATCTTCTAGACCAGCACCTTCGTTAATAAAAGAAAAACTCTTTAGAGTTTCTTTGACTGAACTAAGATGTTCTTTATACTTAGCCTGTTTCATCTCGGTAAGTTCTTGTACAAGTTTCTCTTTCTCTGCATTGACTGCACTCATCTCAGCTTCTTTTTGCTGAAGAGCTTGAGAAATCATTTCTTGTACTTGTTCTTGAGTTAGATTTGCATCTGACATATTTTCGTTTCCCTCTTCTTCTTCGGGTTTGACTTCAGAGGATTCAAGATTTTCCTCTTTCTTAATATCCTCTGGAGATTCACCAGAGGGACTTTTTGATAATTGTTTATCTCTTTTAGTACCAAATAAATTAAGTGGCATATTAGACTCTCTGCTTTCTGATATTTCAGCTAGGTAATCAATAAATTCAAATGTAGTCATCATTTCATCAGCAAAACCAATGTCAATTGCCTTCTGCCCCCTGAATGTATCAGCTTGAGTTGCTACTACATCTTCGACAGAAAGATTCCTTTGTTCGGCAATGAATGAAGTGAATTCCACATAAGATTCGTCAACACTTTCTTGTAACTTCTCAAGGAAATCCTTACGAAGAGTGCCGTCTGTATCATAAGGAACTTTGTTATTCCCTGCATAAACAAAGATAACCTCAGTACCTTCCTTGATTTCTTTAGGGAGATCATTCTCAATCTTTATCAATACACCTACAGACCCCACTTCCGAATTAGGATTAATAATGAGTCTGTCAGAAATAGATGCCCAGGCATAAGCAGCAGATGCTGCTACACCATCGACATAAGCAATGATATTGATATCGTTTTCCTTAGCGAGCCTTTTGAACTCAGATGCATATTCAAAGCATCCATGGGCCATCCCACCAGGACTATGGATATCAAGAACGAAAGTATGAGCCCCCTGACTTATGGCCTCTTTAGCATCAGCGAGCAATCCTTGATACGTAGTTAATCCGCACAAAGCACTAATCCAGGAATACCTATAACTCAATGGACCATCTATGGAAAATAAAGCAATTCCATTCTCAACATTGAAAGCTTCCTTAGACCATTCCTCTGCTTCTACTTGAGTAGCAATGGAAAAATCTTTGTCATAATTTCTAGAATTTACATATTCTAGTATACTCCTAAATCCTTCCTCGGAAATATAGTGAGGTTGGTTCTTTAGAGTATCTTCTATTCTAAATAATTTATGAGACATTAATCTCTCCTATGTATTCTCATTGTTACTAACGCTCGTATCGACTCCCTTTGGAGAATTACTCGTACCAGGACCAGTAGTAGACATTCCATCTCCTGCTCTGGAGTTATTACCTTCATTCAATGGCATAGGAGCTTCGTAATTAGCTTCTGGTAGTCCAGCAGCACTTCTAAGAGCATTGTCAAGATCCTTGTCTACACTCACAGCGCCAACACTCACTGTTCTCTGTATGAACTTACTAAGACCTTCTAGATCTCTGTCATCAACGTCACCAGGAACGAAAGTAGGCATCTCTCCTGCTTTAAATCTCCAGCCGTTGAGTGCTAATAACTGAGAAGTCAACTCTTTATTAATTTTCTCTGAGAAAATACTTAAGAAGTACTGTAGAGATAAAGCCAGAATATTGTTCTTGCTATCTGATAATGCATAAGATCCTGATCCATCTTGACCAAGCTTCAAAACATCAGCCAAGAACACTGTGAAAATCTCATTCTGTTTTCGCTGAATGACATCCTGAGTTGAGTATTGTTTACCTGCGCCCTCAATGCCTGTGAGTTTGAATGAAAACAATTCCTTACCTGAATCATTGTAAGCAAGGGGTGTGATCACATAAGACTGCTCGCCCGCACTAAGATTAGCTGCATCCTTCTTCATTTGTTCAATGTTCTTTGCTTCAACCCCGTTAGGGTTCTCGGCAGCCCTAGCTAAGTACTCGGCATCAACACCGATATTCACAATACCAGCTAAATCCTTTGTCATCCCTACAAGTTCAAGTTCTTCAGCAAGAGTCTTTTGCTTCCACGGAAAGTAGCACCCTTTCAATAATGCTGTTCCTTCAGGGTTACTTGATCTTCTGTTGTTAGTAAGGTGAATAAACTTAACTCTAGGTATATCAACTTCACCAGCAGGATTCTTACCGTCTAGTTTAATTGGATTCTGCTTTACTCCTAGAAGCTTATCACCTCTATCATTGTAAACCCAACCAGTAAGAGTATCTTGTGGTCTAGAAGGCAACCCTTTGATTTTTATTTTACCTTCCCATTCTCCAGAGGTAACTTTGGTAAAAATTTTCTCATTAACAGAGAACCCTAGGAAAATACCGTGGACAAGGTCTGTTATGAAGTCTCTCCACGTCATATCTTCCATATTATCTTTGCAATAAGATAAAAACTCAGAAGCTTCTTGAGCGTCAGGGATATCAGGATTATATTTAACCTTCCAAGGAACCTTAGCCAACATCATAGTTACAAAGTTAGTAACGGACGCGATGGTTGGATCCATCATCATTTTCCGGTAAGTTACTCCAGCATGAGGCCATCTAAGTTCAGTCTTAGATTCTTCGTAGATGTAACCACCAACTTCTCTCAATCCCGTGTAGCCAACTGGACCAAGAATGAACCTCTTTTTATCTGACTCTTCGTTCGAAATACTGTTAGAGTCAATAACAACATCATCTGTCATGAGATCTCCTCTTTCATCTTCTTATATGCTGTTGGCGAACTGGTGTGAAAAGATCCTAGAGAAAATGCTGGGATAACTCTTTCCTTAGCCAGAGTATTGAATGCTGAAGCACAAGCATCCGCCTGATCATCTTTGCGACTTGCGGTGGATCTTTCTCCATCAAATGCCTCAAGTTCTTTATAAAAATGTTCCAA